GCCCTCCCCCCTAAGGGATTGACAGACTGGTGTTCCGGCGTGCCCACCCGCCCCCGCCACCACCATTTGTGGGAAGGATAATAAAAAAATCGAGATGTCAAGCAAAAAATAACAATCAGCGCGGACGCGCTGATTAACTTTCCCTATGATGCTGTAAGTTGTTGATTTTAAAGGACAAAGTAAAAAGCCCCAGACCTTGCGGTCTGGGGCTCTCGGCTGCTGACTGGCTGACAGTGTCAGCCAGTGCGCGGATCAGTCGCAGATCAGTTCATACTGATCTACCTCTTCGATCTTCACGCCCACCTTAACCTTGCGGCATGTTGGACTGTCGGACCGGACATATGCGGAGATACTCACAACAACGTCTTCCAGTTCGAAAGTGTAGTCGCGGTTCAAGTACTGGGGCCAGTCGCGCGTACTGATCTTGTTAGTTTGTTCCGTGAAGAAGTCTAACAACGTGGTCAATTGTGCGTCCTTGAAGCTTTCCAAGTTGTTCATGTTGACATCAATTGTTGGCTTATACATACTTGTTCGCATGTACAAGTTATGCATGGACAGATCCAGATCCTTAAATACTGCTGAATAGTTGGCCCTGATCTTCATCTTTTTTTCTTCCAGCATCTTCGCTTTGCTGATCAGTTCATGGCCATCTCTGCGGGACTTAGAAGAAGCTTCATTGATCGCGTGGATCAGTGGGTTGACTTTGCGTTTCATAACTCTATCCTTTCTAGGTTGCACTGGATCGGCTGATCCAGTGCTTGTATTTTAATTGACTATCACGCTAAATGTCAAACTATTTTTAATCACCTTTTCTACTTCATCGGCCAGATTATCGGATGCCCATTCATTGATCGTATCGTTGATGTTGTAGTCCGTGACATCGAAGTTATCAGACAACCATTCACTGATCAGGTGGTCATGATCAATATTGTTATCCATCCAGTCGCTGATCTGCTGATCGATGTCGCTGCTGTTGGCCTTGATCCGTTCATCGATCAACTCGATCAACGCTAAGCGCTCGGGGCTCGGACCTTGTGACTGGGTGCACACATTGGCAGCCGTATTGACCACCACCATCAGGGCAGTGTATGCCGAGGAGCGGGTTTCACTGGGCATCGCCTCGATGACTTCTTTTGCATAAGCAATCGCTGCATCGAAGTCGAGGCCGCGTGATGCGAACAGGCTGCTGGTATGTTTTGCTATCGGGTTTGTTGTCATGACTCTATCCTTTCTGAGTGCGGCCTCAATCAGACCGTGAATGAATTACATCACGGTCTGCGGTTCGCGTCTAATGAATTGTTTCTATCGGGTTCGCTGCTCTAATAGCCGTTCAAGCTCCCAGTCTAGTACCCCCCGCGCTGCGTCCCACAAAAAGCCATGCGGGATTTGCACTCCTTCATATATGGGTTTTTTCAATTCATACATCACCGGCGCGAGCAGTCGATGGACTGCTCCGTCCCAGTGCCCATCCTTCAGGAAATGATCCACGCCGATCTTGACAAGGTCGGCGGCTGCTGGGTCATTGACCACGGCCATGGCGATTTGATGCGCGTCCATGTCAACCGCCTTTCGATAGCTGCTCAAGCTTCCACCGGATCGCATCGTGCCACATGCCCAGCGCGTCCATGATCGATGTTTGCTCATATGAGTAGTCGATATCTTCGCCGCCCTCATAGCGAGCGACAAAGTCAGCGACAACACTGTTGGGGTGATGGGCGACGTTATGCCCATAAGCTTCGACAAAAGCTGCTTGTTCTTCGGGTGACATATCAGCAGCCCTCCAACACGTGGGTGATGGCAAAGCCGATCACGTCCCAGTTGATCCCCACGCACGCATCATGCGTGCGAGCAATTAGGTGCATGACCTGTTCTACCTGCTCACCGGACAACGTCAATTCCATGTCCGCAGCCTGCTGTTCGATATCCTCGGGGCACCAGTCGACACGCAGCACCAGTGCGCCGTCATCATCGCGAATTACTTTAGCCATTTCTCTATCCTTTCTGAATGTTGAGGCCTCCATTGTGCCAGCTCCGCGCACCGCGTCCAATGAATTGTTTCAATCGACAAAGCGCCAGCAATAGATTATCTGTGCCCCGGCGAGCCCGCCCGCCCCCGCCGCCACCAATTAGGGAAAAAACAAACGCGGTTCGCGCTGCGCGAACCGCGAAGCAATGGCAAAGGGCAAAGCGCCAGCAACCGCGCACCGGCTGCCGCCGGTGCGCGAACCGTGGCCAAGGCCACGGGAACCACGGGGCGCGAATCACGCGCCCCGCTCCACGCACCGCGCCACGTTTCACGCGGTGCAAGCACCGAGGCTCGGGGACTGGTTTACGCTGGGCAAATTAACAGGGGATCGATCAATTAATTTGACCGATCCCCCTCGATAGCGTGCAAAAAAGCCGATTAGTTAAGCCGCGAGCAATTCCAAAGCTCGGTTTTTAATCGCTGCACCAGTGCCGAACCATGCCGATTCGAGGCGCGTATTGTCGCTGCGGCCTCGCTCATGATCGACTAATTCAGTCACCGCGTTGAGCATCCCCCAGCGCGTGCCAGTCACGCCGCCAATGTCCGAACCAATGGCCGCGCCATTGAATAATTGCATCACGCGCTTATAAGCTCGTGATTCGGTGATGTCGATTTTTCCCGTGTGGTAAGGCTTGAGCAGCTCGGCCACAAATGCATCGGCAGCCTCTGCGCCCATGGGCTCGCCTGCCAATTTGCGAGATTCAACTAGGAAGCGCTCCCAGTTATTCGCCACAATGCCCAGCTCCATGCGCACAGCGTCAGCATCGAAGCGCTCAGAGTGCAACACGCGAACCGATGCGGTGTTATCGCCCAGCGCGGCGGTGATGGTGTTATTGCAAACCACGCGCACGGTGGTGAACTTGGCCACGGTGGCCATGGTTCCATCGTATGAGGTGCCAAGCAATAAATAAGGTTTGACAGTGTCACCCTCGACAATGTCCGCGCCAGCGCCTACCGATGCCAGCGCCCACACGCGCCGCCCGTAACTGAGCGCCCCGGCTGTTTCCATTTGAAAGCCGCCCAGCTTGACCAGATTATCAAAAAAGCCCATAACCTCGGCGGGCTGCACTACGTGGTAACCGTCCGATACCACGGCCAAAGGTGCGCCGGTGTCGCTACGGTGTAACACTTTGCGCCCCTTGAATAATTCGGGCTCAGTGGCCGCAGCAGTGCGGAACAGTACGGGGGATTCAAGCACGCTATACGCTAAACCCGCCTCACGTGTCCACGTCTCAATTGACGCATCCGCGCTCAGGGTTTGGCCGAGGCCGTGCCATGGGGTTTTACCAGCGTAAGCCATTGCAGCGGTGCCAGTTGTTGTATCGATCATGTGTGCCATTTCGCTATCCTTTCTTGAGTTGAATCGATAACCGCCCGGTCATCGATGGTTTGAATTCTAGTCTATTGTCCGCACCGGTCAATTGAATTATTTCGATCGATTCGGGGCTTTCAATTAGCCATATCTATCGAGCAGCCACCCAATAAAAAGCCAGAGTAAAACCGCGCCAATTAATATCATGCGGCCACCTCGCGCCCTACATCGCCCGCGATATGGTGCCGCAGCAGCGAGCCCACCGGCAGCGAGCGGGCAAAGTCGCGCACGGTTTGCGCGTCGTTCGTATGTCCGGTTTTGCGCGTACCGTGCCACTGAATAGCGGTCGGGCCGCTGGCAGCATAGCAGCCGCCCACCGCGTCGGTGCCTACTCGTTTTTTTCCGGTGCCATGGGCAACAAATACAACAACAAAGTCCCGTTCACCACGTGCGCACAACGGGGAACCGTTGCCACAGTCCGCGCAAGTGAATGATTCGGCCAGCTCAGCGGGGCAGCGTGCAAATGTCACTCCGTGTATTTTGCGCGGCCAGCTCTCGGCAGTGTCCACCGGGGCAGCATATACAGCGGGGCGGCCCAGCTCTACAGTGCGCACCGCGTCCGCGATGGTGTCGCAGCTCGCATTAATTGTCGTTTTACCCGGTGCCGGTGTCGGCAGCGCCTCAGCGGGAAAGTGCGAATAAGCCCATGCAACACCACGGCGCGGGACCGCGTCATATACAGCGGCCAAATAATCCGCGTCGATATGGTCGGTGCCGGTGTCACTTTTCGGATGTAGCGCACACGTGCGCGGGCACGTGCCATAGGTCTCATGTTCCCCAGCGCGATAAGTGACTGCGATGGGGCCGGTTTTTTTGTTGGCAGAAATTGCAACGGTTTTCAGCATGACTCTATCCTTTCTTGATTTGTGAGCGGCCAGTATAGGCCAGCTCCGGCACAATGCCAAATTGATTTTTTAAATAATCCAGCCGCTCCGATAGCTTGGCTTTATTGATCGGTTCAACGATAAAAAGCCCGTCGAAATAATCGCGCCCCCACTGTAACGCCTCACGTTTCAGTCGAAATATTTTCGAGGCATCCTCACGGCGAGAATGCGCCCAATAAACACAAACCGGTTTTTTCATTTCTCTATCCTTTCTCAATTAATTTTGGCATGCAAGATCGTCTTCAAAATACCGCCATTCGCACTCGTAAGCATAGTCCGCGTCACCATAGTATTCACCATTAGCTACGGCCTGAACCGCAATTGCCCAAATCATCGCGTTATCTGATTCGCTCAAATCAATTGTCAACTGTGTCATTTCTCTATCCTTTCTGTTCGCTGAATTATTTCAGCAGCCACTATTTTGCCAAACCGGGGCAAATTGTCCAATTGATTTTTTCGATCAATCAGCCGATGCCGATAGTCTTTCTTTCAGCTCTGCCCAATTCATGCCCCGCGAGGGCCACACTGCCATCGGCGGCAGCCGCAGGCCATCGGCAGCAAGGGCAACCGCATCGCGGCCATGGTAAAGCAATATTCGGTCGACATTCAAAACAAGCACAAAGCAAGGTCGCCCCATCAGGGCATGCCGAGTCAAAAAAGCAATTTGGTGCGGTCGCAATGCCACCTTCAAACCACGGGAGACAACCTTCAACTCCACCGTGACAAAGCAATCGAGCACGCCCACCAGCATGTCGGACACGCCAAGGTTCACGCGGTTTTCGATTCGCTCAATGTCGCAGCCAACACTTTTCAAGCCGTCCCGCACGCGTGCAGAGAATCGCGCCTCAGGTGTCGTCGCCACGGTCGATCTCAAAAACGTCCAAAGGGGGATCAGGAATGCCAGCATCAAAGGTCGGGTCTTTCTCGCGCTCGACACTGTCGAGCACCTTGCCCGTGTCAGCGTCAATCAAAGCGGTCGGAGGAGGGCCGCCATACTGCCGCCTCAGCTCGTCAAGCTTACGCTGCACTTCCTCTTTCGACATTGAGTCAATCGTCCCGTGCCTGATTTCCTTGCGTTCCACGTAGATGGTGCCCAAGGCTTGGCCGCGCCGATACTCCGCTTGCACCGCAGCAGCAAACGCACCCGCAGCCAAAGCTTTGTCGCGTATCTCTTGCAGGTCTTTCATGTGCCGCTCGTAAGAGGTGTTGTACTTCGAGGCCAACTCCGCACGATAGGCCTGAATCGCAGCCACCACATGCGGATATTCTTTCGGGTTGGTCAACTTCCACGCCATGACCGAGGCCGAGCCCTCTTTGTACCCTGCACGCATGGCCGCCTCTTTCAAGGTCACCCGGCCATCGCCAGACACGTATTCCTGCACAAACTTCCATTCCTTGGCGTTCAAGACCTTTTGCTGCCTCAGGGGTCGAACTTCCCCCGCAAGCCGCTGCTTGGCCTTGTCAGGGACCACTGGCGGGACATTCCAGACATCCCGCTTGGTCATGCAGTCCTCCACAAGCGCCAGCCATTGTCGACACGCCGCATAGAAAAGGTCCAGCCGGGCCGATGCACCTTGGCAAAGCGTATGGCCGCCACACGGGCCGAGGCGGCCTGCTTTTCCTCCTTGAACAGGATACTGTCGCCCGTCTCCATGTCCCGGAATGGGTAGGTCGTGCGGTCCTCAGGGATGGGGATATTTGCTTCGATTTGTATCAAGGACTAACTCCCGTAAAAAGAAAAAATCAATTAACAACGGAGTATAGATATCGTAACTCTATCTGTCAAGGTCAAATCCAATTCAAGGCCTCCTATATAGGGATTCTGGAGGAAGAGTAGTAAAAAAAAAATCACCTCCTTTTTTCGTAGGGACACCCCGTAAATTACGTCTACCCTTACAACGTAATGTTCTGTACACTCGTAAGTCCTTGATTTCATTCACTTATTACGGCATTACGTCTATTACGTCAAATCCCACAAAAAAAATAAAAAAAACACCTCTTACCCTAAAAATCCCTATAGGGATCCCCAAAATTGCATAACAAACCCTGTTCTATATACCCAATTTCATATATATTAGGGAAAACCCCTATGAAAAACACAACAAAATGTACTTGACACCTAGTGTTCTCTAAACGATACTACGCATCCCTAACACATGTAATTCAAGAAAGGATAGCAGAGTATGAGTCAAGATCCATTAACCCAGCTACAGACAGCTGATCTTTTGCTCAGGATTCCCGTTCAGGTGACCTACGGCAAGAACAGCGCAGACAACACTTTTGTAAAGGACGTACGCGTGGTCCACGGTCCATTGTCCTTGGACATTACTGCCTTACTCACCGAGGATGACTTTTACGACATCTTTGAGCAGCTCCACGACTGGTATTCTGACCGTGGTCCTTTAAACCTTTTCCCTGACAACGCAGGACTTTTTGAGGAGCCCCGCCATGATTGATACCCATTTCAGCCCGTATGCGGGTTTGTTGAACTACACCTATGTTTTCTACAACGGCAAGACCAAGCACACGCTGGACTGCTGGTTGGAGGTAGAGGATGCTGACGCAAGTGTCGGCTTGGCCGAGTCGTGGTCCGTGTTCTATGCCTATTTAGGCGGCGTGGACATCTCTGAGCTATTGTCAGAGGACACTAGGACTGAGATCATTGAGCAGGCCCAGTTGACTTTTGAATCATTTGCGAACGAGGGGGATTATTGACATGTTGGAATCTGACGAAATACGCGAGGCCAAGCAGAAAGTGCATGCTTGTGCTGTGGAGATTGCCAAGACCATGTTCCGGCATTCTGAGGACAAGAAGATTGCGGTATTGGCTGTCGTGATGGTTGCTGCCGGGTCTGCCCGCGCTTCCGGCATTGACAAGCACATGGCGATGGAGATGTTCTTGACCTTTTACAACGATGCAACGAATTTTATGAACGAGGAATGATATGAATCAGCAAATTGAAATGATTGAGACCGAAGAGGACGACACCTTGGTGATTACATTGGAGCAGCATGGCTGCTTGGCCGAGGTCCGCGTGCCGGGACAGGTGATCCGCGAGGCACATGACAGTCTACAGCTCAAGGAATTCTTGCAAAACAGCATGGTCGACTTGTACGCACGGTTGGCTTACATGCAACGCAAAAGTGGATTGAGAGAGCAATCATGAACTGGGCATCACTCTTTGGTACTGCCTGCTTGATTGCATGGCTCACGCACATATTCACCTGTTTTGCGCAAGCAATGTGGGGGTTCTTGGTCGCCGGGGCAATTTTCTTTCCGATTGGAATCTTGCACGGTTTTTATTTGTGGGCCACGTAGATGGATGAGGACACAAAGTTGGTCCTGCAAATGTGGCGCGTGCAGGTCATGATCAACGATCATTTGCAGCGCCAAGTACACATGTTGGAAAAAGAATTATGGGAGCTAAAAAATGTTCGAGAACGTGTTCGCACTGACAATTCTTTTACTGATTGGCGGCGCACTGGTAGTCGTCGTAGGCGCGATGCTGATCGCAGCGATTGATTTTCTACAGAATGGGGGACGAGATGAACAGTGATGACAAGTTTTGGCTATGCCTGTGGGGCATGGGGTTGGTGGCGCTGATTACGTTGATAGTGTGCATCACCATCAATGCTCAGGGTAAGCGGGAGAAATGGGAGAAGGCTGTCAGCAATGGCGCTGACCCCATGGTGGTAGCTTGTGCATTGGATGGCATAAATGGTCATGCAGAAACGGCCATCTGCGTGATCTTGGCGCAGGGGAGGACGAAATGACTGAATTCAACGACACTGAACGCGAGAGCAAAGTCAAACAAGAGGTAGTCAAGCAACAGCTAGATCGATTGGAAGCAGATGTTGCACAACTCAAAGCCAAGACTCAGCAGGAGTTTTACGACGAGTTGCGAAATAGTGTATTGGAAGAAACAGCGCAGGCCATTGAAAAGATGCGTGGTTTTGGCAACGACACCATCAGTAGCTTTGCAATTTTTATCAGGGGGATGAAGCGATGAGCTTTAGAGAAACCACAGTCAAGTACATCAAGGATGTAATCAGAGCAAGGACCATCCATGAGGTCATCGCGAACGAGTTGAGAGAGGCGCACCTACGCAAGTTGGAAGCTGAGACTGCGGCTGAGTACGCAGATGCGGCAATTAAATACAACGAGAAGCGCATTGCTCGGTTAACGGCACGTCTGACTGAGCATACGGAGGAAGGGGACTACGCATGATTGAAGTATTGAAACAGGCGCTTGATGCGTTGAAAGATGTTGGCGTTTTGACCGACAGAGAATGGCAAGCAGTTCACAAGAACAAAGCCAACGAATTACGCCAAGCCATCAAAGACCTTGAAAGCCAAGAGCCTGTGGCGTTGCCTTGTTGCGGTTACACGGATGCTAGTGCAGTCAAATGGAATCCCCTTAACGGCGTTGTGCAATGCCACAACTGTGGGCAGAACTACACCACATCACAGCGCACATGGGTAGGGCTGACAAACAATGAGCTTCAACCAATTGCCGATGAATACCGCATTCTTTTTGGTAGTTGGGTTGAAGACTTTGCTAGAGCCATTGAAGCCAAACTCAAGGAGAAAAACACATGAACACTTGTCCAAACTGCGGAAAGGTATCAGGTTTTCACTCAAGCATATTGCAAGGGTGTATGTGTCAATACTCAGCACCACCACAGCGCACATGGCAGGGGCTGACGGATGAGGAGCAATCTTTTATTTATGACCAAGTCAAACAGATTGTTAACAGCAAGCCGTTTTGGGTGAGGTTTGCAGATGCCATAGAAGCCAAGATCAAGGAGAAGAACAATGCTTGACCGACTCATTCTCAGTGCTGTGTTGACCGCAGTAGGGTTCAACGGTTTATTCCCTGACCCACCACCGCCACCCGCACCGTTGACGCTGAAACAAAAAGCAAAGATGAAGTCAATCAGTGGCGTGTGCGAACGCAAGCGTGGGCAGAAACAAAGTGAGAACGTGAAACGTATGTGCAAACGATGGAAGGAGCAACAGAATGCTTGAAGCAGTCAGAACATTCTTTGGCAAAGTGCGCGGCTCGCACGGCGAGCGCAAGACGATTGTTGAGCAGGGATTGGTGTACAGATGCACCAAATGCAATCTGCTCTTTCTAACAAGAACCGCAGGCGAGCAGCACAAGTGCACGGAGGCGCATACACAATGAATTGCCCTGAATGCGATGCGTGGTCCACGGTCATTGAAACAAGATCAAGCCCTGTTAGATACAGAAGAAGGAGAGAGTGTGGAAACGGACACAAATTCACCACCGAAGAAACCATCGTCCCGTCCTCGCAAATCGAGGAAGAATCGAGGGCCCGATTTGAAGGCTATCGAAAACGGCACGTGGAATCCATTCGAGAGAGTAGACCCAAAGATTTTAGAAATGCTTCATAGAAAGCATGAGAAAGCGCGAAAGTACTATTTATTAACCAACTCAGAGGACGCACCAGTATGAAAAAGCAAAGCAGTAAATCATTGAAGTTCATGGAATACATCATGAACCACCCATCGGCCAAGGTAGGCACCGTGGCCAAGAAGTTTGGTATCACCCCATCGCTGGGCTACCAGTTGCGCAAGAAGGCGCTGGAGAATCAGATTGGGGTATTTGCTCCACCGGAGATGGTTCCCATGCCGGACCCACGTTTGCCGGACTTGGCCTCTACCGTGGACAAGACATTGGACGCTCGGGCCGCGAACTACGGCACGTTCAAAGACGGCGCTGCGCTCATGCAATCTATCAAACGTACCATGGCTGCCCATGCTGCCAAGCACGACAAAACCTTTGCCGATGACCAGTGGGAAGCCTTGGAGATGATCGTGCACAAGATGGGGCGCATCGTCAATGGCAATCCTGATGTTGTCGATCACTGGGTGGATATTGCGGGGTATGCAACACTGGTTGCTGACCGGCTGCAAGGGAAGGCGCGATGAGCACCACGATCAAAGTCCGGCCCATGCCTGCAAGAAGCCCGGCTGAAATCCGGGCCGTGTTCCTCGCTGCATTGCGCTCGAACAATTACACGATGAAGACGACGGAGATCGCAGCGTTTACCCACCTGTCAGCCTCCGTGGTTCGCCGCTGTGGGTTGGGGTTGGCAAATGAGAGCAAGATTGAAGCGGTCCTTGTTCCGGGGCGCGGGAAGGGGGAATATCGTTTCACCATCACGCAACTGGATTTGTTTGAGGACACAGCGGTCACCAAGACAAGGTTTTGGACAATTTTTAAGAAGCTGTTAAGATTTTGATGTTGAGACCTAGTTGTCAAAAACTCCCCTGTTAGAGCAGGGTGAATGCCGGGAGTGTTTCAGCACCCCGGCATTTTTATTTGGCCTCTCCCCAGCTCGGGCCGATTTCCACATCACAGCGGCTAGGAACCATCAGATTCACGGCATTGGCCATGATCTCGGCACCAGCCTGTGCCTCCTCCCGACTTTTGACAGACAGCGCCAGCTCATCATGCACCTGCAAGATGGGACTAAGCCCGGCCTTGGCCAGCGCCACCATGGCCGCTTTGGTCTGATCTGCGGCTGACCCTTGGATCAGCTTATTCAAGCCCTTGTACGTACCCGCACGCTTGATCCTTGGGCCGTATTCCACCATGGCTTGTTCGTAAGGCAGCGCCTTGTTCACGCCCCACTCCATGGGTTCCCACAGAGGAAACCGACACTTGCGGCCAAGAAGTGTTCTGATCGATCCGCCCGAAGCTGGATGCTCAATGCGCTTCATGACGGCGTTGACGGTACCCTTTAGGAAAGGCACCTTGGTGTGGAATATATCAATGAGCATTGAGGCCTCCTCCATGTGCAATCCCAGCTCTGCGGCCAGCTTTGCTTTGCCCATGCCGTACATCAGGCCCAGACCAATGGTCTTGGCGGGCTTGCGTTTGATGCCTGCCATATCGGCCACCATTTGGTGAAAGTCGGTGTTGGGGTCATCACGGTATGCGTCCACCATTCTGTCCGCACTTGGCAGGTTCAAGAGGGCCGCATAGTGCACCAAGAGGCGCGGTTCTTGGGAACTGAAGTCATTGGCTGCCCACAATTCGCCCTCCTCCGGCAAGAAGAGCGAGCGCACCATGGGCCCGATGATTTCGTGGCGGGCCGGAACCTGCTGCAAATTCGGGTTGTTCATGGACAGCCGTCCGGTGATCGTGCCGCCCTCATCG